GCACGGACGCTACTTGCATGGCGGGGGATTGCGTTAACCCCGTTTCATGTGTATGGTCAACGTAGTATTAGACACGCACCTACAAGACATCTATGCGGAGGGCGAATAAAAAATATGACAAGCGAAGAGCGCCGAGAGGCGCGTTATCAGCGCCGTCAGGCACGACGGCAGGCCAACAGGCAAGAGCGGAGTGATGCGGTAGGATCACTTAACGAAATCTACAACTACCACGATATGTTCTTCTATGGGAAGGAGTGCTGTAAGGGCGTTCGTTGGAAGCAGAGCACCCAAAACTTTGAAATGCACTTGCTTTCTGGAACGGCAAAGAGGCGTCAGATGGTGGTCAGCGGAAAGTGGAAACCACAGCCTTGTTCTCACTTTATGCTCTGTGAGCGAGGGAAGGTTCGCCCCATCGACGCCCCTCATATCGTAGACCGGCAAATTCATAAGGTGGAAAGCAACAAGATCCTGATTCCACTGTATGAGCCAAGCATGATAGTTGATAATGCAGCCAGTCAGAAAAACAAGGGTTTGCATTGGCAATTCCGTCGGCTTAAAGAACAGCTTGCGTGGCACTACCGGCGATATGGGCGTGAGGGTGCAGTGTTTCTTATGGATTTGAAGAAATTCTTTCCTAACGCCAATCGTCGGTTGATTTACCAACGGCACAGTAAATTGATGCTTAACCCAGAGGTTAGAGCGTTTGCGGACTACATCGTTACTACCGCCCCAGCTACTGCTCCGGGGCGGGGTATGCCATTAGGCGTGGAACCGAGCCAACAAGAGATGGTGGCGTTGCCCAGTGCCATTGATAATTATATCAAGTGTCAGTTGGGAATCCACTGTGCCGGCCATTATATGGATGATTATTATATCATCCTTCCTGATACCGAGGAATTGAAAAAGATTGCTCGTGGAATCGTAAAAATGATGGAGTCATATGGTATTCAAGTCAATCGGCGTAAATGCAAAATCGTTCCACTTGCCAGTCCGAAAGGATTCCGTTTCTGTAAAGCAAGGTTCACTCTGCTGGAAACGGGTAAAATCAAGGTCAACGGTAATCGGTGCGGGATGAAGAGCGCCCGCCGTAAGTTGAAGTTGTTCCATCGTGAATATTTGCAAGGCAAACGGACACTTGCTGAGATAGATCAGTTCATGGAGTGCCAAACGGCGTACTATAAGAACTATAACGATCACGGTAGGCTGTTACGACTGCGGAGACTGCATTATGCAATCTTTGAAAAATATAGAAAGTTGGAACAACAAAAACAGCTTATGCAAACAGCTTAAATAAATAACAACGAACGTCTGAGGCGTATGTCTCAGGCGTTTTGCTATGTTTGGAGGAATTTATTGTGGAGCACAGGAACTATGTTGCAAAAAGACGAGCCAGGTTCAAAGGGATTTCTGGTGAAGTCAATATTCCCTATGGCACGCATCTGGAGGCGTATGATGGTATCTTGACACTTGATGGAAAACCCGTGTGTGTTGCAACCAGTCAGAACGGCCTGGATTACTTTGCCCAAAACGATGACGGCCAGTGGGAGGAGCGGGGGAAGTTGACCATTGATATTATCTCTACATTGACAAAGAGAGACAATAAGTATCAGACCAGATGGGATAAGGTGGGTAACGACTCTGTTTGCAAGAAGTATCGCAGGAAAGAGCACGAAGACTTCTGGCTGTGGAGTCCTGATTTCTATACTGCCTCTATTGCGGATTTGCGGCATATCAAAGAGCTTATCAATATTTGAAAGGAAGTGGTTATATGTATCAGGTCATTAAAGGCAATACGGTAATGGCTTATGTAGATCAGCCCGTTTTCATTCGCCTACACGAGAATGGCTGCTATGTGCCCGCAACGGAAGAAGATGCTCAGGGGCTTTCTATTCAAAGCGTACCTTATCATATCCTTGGCAGAGATGAACTCCCTGGAGCGGTTGCTACTGTAGTAATCTCCAAGATTGACGGAGGCATCCTGGTTGCGGAGCAGAAGCAAGTTATTGACGGGCTGATTGTAAACATTTTGGAGGGTTGAGCTATGGACAAAAACTATATTGCGCAGCTGTACAATGATAAGGTTCTAACCAGTGTCGGTGTGCTGAACGCTATTCAAAAGGGCTGGATCACTACGGAGGACGCTGTTGAAATTTTGGGCAGTGACACAGCGCTTGATACGATTCGGACAGCGAAGCTGCTGGAAATCTCCAAAGCGTGCAATGCTGTCATTGTGGCGGGTATTGATGTGCAGATTGGTGAGCGAACCGATCACTTCAATCTGGCTCTGGAGGATCAGAGCAACATCAACAACCTATTCCGAGTGGTTGAGCTGGGAGGCACCGAGTTCCCCTATCAGGCGGATGACGGCACCTGTACGGTCTATTCTGCACAGGAGATCGCGCAAATCTACATTGCGGCCCAAGGCCACATCACATCCCAGACCGCATATCACAATGCACTCAAGGCGTATGTAAATTCACTGGAAACCAGTGAAGAAATCACCACAATTCAGTACGGAATGACTCTCCCCGATCCTTATGCCACTGAACTGGCGGACAAGCTGGCAGTCGCTCAGACGCAAATGCAGGCCATTGTTGCACGGCTGGGTGAGACTACATGAGCGGAGTTGAACTGATTTCAGAACTGACGGATATTTGCATCCGTCAGGCTGAGATCATCAAAGCACAAGCCTATGTGTTGGAGCAGTTTGGCGCTGAGGTTATGGAAGAGGAGAGATTGAAAGAACTGAACCGTCTTCGCAGTATTGCCGGAACGTGGGAGGAGGATGCACTATGAAAAGAGAACAGGTAGGAAAATGGGTGCTGTCCCTGCTTCTGTGGATGTGGACTGGCGGGCTGTATTTCTTTATGGAAGTCGCGTGGAAGACATTCCAGGGCAGGCCAGAGACGATTTCTTGGACGATGTTTGCGCTTGCTATTTTCCTGGCTATTCCGCTGGAGCGGTTTGGAGCAGAATTGCCTTGGAGTATGCCTCTGTGGATGCAGGCTGTAATTTGTGCTACAGCGATTACTGCTGCGGAGTTCGTAGCTGGTCTTATCCTCAATATCTGGCTGGGGCTGGGGATTTGGGATTATTCTCACTTGTTTGGAAATATTCTGGGTCAAATTTGTTTGCCGTTCTATTTTATCTGGATTGCGGCCTCAGCTGTGGGGATTGTCATGCTGGACTGGATGCGATATGCGGTAGAGGGCGGAGAAAGACCGCGATACACATTCTAATTACAGAATGAAACTACTATTTGCTAACCATTTCTTTTGAGAGCTGCACCTTTTTCGGGTGCAGCTCTTTTCATATAGGAGGTGAGGGATATGGGACGAAAGACAAAGCAAAACAAAATCACTTCGCCTGAGTTGATTGCCCAGATCAATCCAAAGAACATTCGGCTGATGAATGACTTCCTGGACTATCTGAGGTCGGTTGGCAAGGCGGAGTCTACTGTAAAAGCGTATACCAGTGACCTATACATCTTCTTTGTGTGGGTGCTCCAAAATGCTGACAACAAATATTTCCCTGAGATTTCTAAACGAGATATTGTTGCCTATCAAAACTGGCTGCTGCGGAACAACGAAAACTCACCTGCGCGTGTGCGCCGGCTGAAAGCAACGCTGTCTTCTCTCAGCAACTATATTGAAGCCATTTTGGATGACGAGCTACCCAACTTCCGTTCAATCGTTCGGAAGATTGAGAACCCGATCAATGAGCCTACCAGGGAGAAGACGGTGCTGACCGATGAGCAGGCCGACACACTCCAGGACTACCTTACAGAACACGGGCAGTATGAGAAAGCCTGCTGCTTTGCGTTGGCGCGATATTCGGGACGGCGCAAATCTGAGCTGGTGCGGTTCAAGGTATCGTACTTTGATGACGAAAACATTATCTACGGTTCACTTTACAAAACGCCTGAGAAAATCAGGACAAAAGGGCGTGGTGTCAACGGTAAAATGCTGACTTGTTACGTGCTCTCAAAGCCATTTAAGCCGTATCTGGATCGGTGGCTGGAAAAGCGGCAGGAGTTGGGAATTGAAAGTGAGTGGTTGTTCCCCAATAAGGAAGATTTTACACAACCGCTTCCGATTTCCACACTGAACAGTTGGGCGGAGACATTCTCCGCTATCCTGGAAATCCCTGTGTATTGGCACAGTCTACGGCATTTCTTTACAACCTCGCTTGCCAAAGCCAATCTGCCGGACTCTGTAATCAAGACCATTATCGGCTGGGACAGTCTTGAAATGGTTGCGACATACAAGGACATCGACGATGAGGAAGAAATCGGAAAGTATTTTGCTGATGGTGAGATCATTGCCCAGAAGCAGACGGGGCTTTCTGATCTGTAAGGGAGGAATATATGAATGAGCAAGTAATTCACGACTACTTTCGTGCGAAAGGGTTGAACGAGTACGGGATCGCCGGTTTGATGGGCAATTTGTTTGCTGAGAGCGGCCTTAACCCCAAGAATTTGCAGAACAGTTATGAAAATGCTCTCGGTATGAACGACAACGCCTATGTTGCCGCTGTGGATAATGGCACCTACACAAACTTCGTGCAGGACAAGGCGGGTTTTGGACTCGCACAATGGACTTATTGGAGTCGGAAGCAAGCCCTTCTGAACTTTGCAAAGGCTTCTGGCAAATCTATCGGCGATCTGAATATGCAGTTGGACTTTCTTTGGAAAGAGCTGTCTGAAAGTTACCCCAGTGTTTTGGCGGTGCTGAAGACGGCTCTTTCCGTGTTTGAGGCGTCCAACGCTGTATTGCTGAATTATGAGAGGCCGGCAAATCAAAGTGTGGGCGTTCAGAAAAAGCGGGCTGAGTATGGACAGAGGTACTATGACCAGTTCGCTATGACCATTCAGAAAGGAGGGAGCGCTATGAAATATTCAGAGCGCAACAAGCCCCTGGTATGTATGCAGACCCATAGCACCTGCTATCAGGGCACTCGGAAAATGGATGTCAAAGGCGTTTTGTGGCACAGCACTGGCGCGAACAATCCTACATTGCGGCGCTATGTGCAGCCTGGTGCCGATGATCCGAACTATGCCAATCTGATGGCACTGCTTGGCAAGAACAACAACGGGAACGACTGGAACCACACTTCTGTGCAGGCAGGCTTGAACTGCTGGATTGGCAAGCTGGCAGATGGCAGTGTTACTACCGTCCAGACTATGCCGTGGAACTATCGGCCTTGGGGCTGTGGTTCGGGAAGCAAAGGCTCTTGCAACAACGGCTGGATTCAGTTTGAGATCTGTGAAGATGGTCTGGCAGACGCCGACTACTTCAACAAGGTCTACAAGGAGGCGTGCGAGATTACCGCCTACCTTTGTAAGCTCTACAACATTGATCCGCATGGGACGGTTCTGGTCAACGGCGTGAAAGTGCCCACCATTTTGTGCCATGCTGACAGTTGCAGGCTGGAGCTTGGCTCTAACCACGGCGATGTGCTTCACTGGTTCCCGAAGTTTGGGAAGTCAATGGAGACAGCGAGGAATGATGTGGCGGCACTGCTGGGTTCTGCACCGGCGTCAAAGCCAACAAGTGTGAGTTACCAGGCAAAGGTTATTGCTCAAGACGGATTGAACTGCCGAGATAATCCTAACGGTTCAATTATCATGACATATCCGGCGGGCACTCTGCTCAGTATTTCTCAGGAGAACAACGGCTGGGGCTTTACTGGTACAGGCTGGGTGTCTTTGGATTGGGTAGAAAAAATCAAAACGGATAATGGAATGGAGGATGAGGATATGGATATGACACGTTTCAAAGAGCTTTTCAGTGAAATGCGTAAGGATCTGCAAGACAACGATAGTGGCGCATACAGCAAGGAAGCGCGTGAGTGGGCATTGGCTACTGGCCTAATCGCTGGCAATGGCACCCAGATTAACGGAGAACCCAACTGTATGTGGCAGGACTTCCTGACTCGTGAACAGCTGGTGACGGTTCTCTACCGTTTTGCCCAGATGATGGGTAAGGCGTAAGGGGTGGCAGTATGGTTGTTTTCGGACAAAACGGAAAGCGTGTTGCAAGCCATTATCAGCCCGTGAAAACAGCCAAGAAAAAGGATTATTCCAAGCGGTTGATTTCTGATATTCGACTGTTGCTCTGGGTGGTAACACTCGGAGGAATTTTCCTTGCATTCTATTGTATCCGTAAAGGGTATGTCGGCTCTCTGCCGTGGCTATCGGCTATGGTGGGGTTGCCGTGGACTGCACATGGGACGGTGTGCGCTTTCTACTTGAATATGGCGAAGTCAGATCACAGCGAGGGTGGAATTACCTTTGAGTCTGCAAAAGCAAACAATTTTGAAACATACGATGTCGGCAGTGATGATAGTCCAGCGATTTGATAAGGAGAAGAAAAATGGTTCAACTTTTTATTTCCCAACCTATGCGGGGTAGATCTGATGAAGAGATTGCCGTAGAGCGGGAGTATGCGAAACTCGCCGCTGAAAGGATTTTGAAAGATGATGTTGAGGTAATTGACAGCTTCTTTCAAGATGGCGATAAAAAGCCCTTGGAGTATTTGGGTGAAAGCCTAAAGCTCTTAGCGGTTGCTGATTGGGTATGGTTTTGTGATGGATGGGAGCAGGCCAGAGGATGTAAGATTGAAAACCTATGTGCCCGTGAATATGGCATTCCCATCATTCATGCGTAAAAAGGAGGATGAATTATCATGGATACTGAGTGGGTAAGACTGATCGTTTCTGTTCTTTCCGGGCTTGCCGCAACCATTCCGCTGGTTGTTCAGCTGGTGAAATATGTGCAGCGTGCAATTAAGGAGAAGAACTGGCCGCAGGTTGTGAACCTGGTTATGGGCTACATGGAGCGTGCGGAGGCAATGTTCGAGAAAGGTGCCGACCGAAAGGAGTGGGTGCTTGCTATGGTTAAGGCTTCTGCCGATACCATCAAGTACGAAATCGACATGGACGAAATCTCTGCGCTGATTGATAGCCTGTGCGATATGAGCAAGGTGGTCAACAACAGTGCGGAGGTGAAAACAAAATGACTCTAAAAGACATTTTCCTAAGTGGTAGCGGCGCTCTGGTTGTCATTCTGATGCTGATTCAGATTACGCCAATTAAGGTTGATCCGTTTGGCGCTCTTGCTCGGTGGATTGGTCGTGCGCTGAATGGTGATGTGCTGAAGAAGCTGGACAAGATGGAGAGTGCTCAGGCAGAAACACGAGAGCGGCTGGATGAGCATATCCGCATTGACAATGAACGCAATGCGGATACCCATAGAGTGCAGATTCTTCGGTTTAATCGGGAGTTGTTGCAGGAGGCTCCGCATACCCAGGAGGATTTTATCGAAGCTCTGTCAGAGATTGACTTTTATGAGCACTATTGTAAGAGCCACCCTGAGTATGAAAATAACCGAGCGGTGCTGGCGATTGAGAATATCAAGCGTGCCTATATGGAGTGGCTGGAGAAGCACGAGGGAACGTAAGCAGAGGGTAGCCCGGATTTGAGCTTCAGGCTACCCAAGAAACATGAGATGTAAAGAATAGTATAGTAATACTACAGATTTGGAGCTGATCGAATATCGGTTCTTTTGCCGGGGAGTTGGCTTTTTATGCCAGCTTCCTATTTTTTTGCATTTGTGGTATTTTGAGAAATTCTGGGAATAAGCCGGGGCGTAGGTATCAATCACGATACTCACGCCCTTTTTTTTGTCCCGCAAGAAATTTGAAACCCACATCGAGCTTTTCTTCAAATGGTGTAAACTTGGTGTAAATCTGAAATGGTACTCCCGGCATACCAGAACATTTTACACAAGATATGGTATGTTTTGACGATTGGCGCACTGTATTTTGCGCTTTTCTGGTGTTGCTGAGAAAATCCTTGTTATATCCGGAGGATAAAAATTTTATGGTGCATATCTTCTCATAAGTTCTTAGAACGGCTCTGTTCAAGCAATTCTTCCGAATTATCTCACGCAATTTCTCATAACTTCTTAGAAAAACTGCGTGAGATGGTGTAGGTTTTGGTGTACGACTCAGCCAATCTTAATCTTCCCCTCCAGGTTCCCAAAGCTGGCCTTTTTCTTCTCCATCGTGGCTTCATTATAGATATCCATGGTGGTAGAAATATTGGCGTGCCCCATGATTTCCTGGATGATTTTCAAGTTGGTTTCGTTCTCACAGAAGCGGGTGCAGAAGGTGTGCCTCAAATTATGGACGGAGAAGTGCGGGAGCAAGATCGGCTCCCGCCGCTGCTTTTTAGCGGCAGCAGTTTCCTCAGCATTGCAGTCACGGATGATGTGCTTGATGATCTGGTTGATAGATGTACTCGTGTAGAGATTACCTTTCTTCGTTTGGAAGATAAAGCCAGTGTAGCCGTCTACTTCATTTCGAGTAAAGCCCTCTGCCATCTGGCGAAGCCGCTCATTTAGCAGAGCAGATTTGACTTCACGGAGCATGGGAATTACCCTTGTACCAGCTTCGGTCTTGGGTGTAGACACGAGGAACCTCATCCTCTCTTCATTCTCAGGCCTACAAAAAGCCATGTTGTGGTTGATCGAGATAAGGTTTTCTTCAAAGTCACAGTCGTCCCAGCGCAGGCCAATAACCTCACCCACACGACAGCCAGTACCCAGGAATACAGTAAACAGGTTGAGGAAACCAGCATACTTCGGAGAGCTACGAATGAAATCAACGAACATCTGTTGCTGAACTTCGGTCAGAGCGTGACGCTTATCCTGTCCCCAGCCGTTCTGCTTTTTCAACTCGGCATATACCTGATAGGCGGGATTTGCTCGGATGTAACCGTCACGTACAGCCAATGTGAAGATAGGATGGAGGACGGTATTGACAGCATGAACGGTATTGGGCTTAAATCCTTTCTCATAGAACAGGGAGAGATAGAACTGCTTGACATCACTGTACTTGATAGAGCTGATACTTCGACTTCCCAGCTCGTCCTTGATGTAGTTATTGTACACTTGGATATAGCCAGAGCGGGTAGTAGGCTTCAGCTCTTTCTTCATTGCCATGTACTTCCGAAAGAAGTCGTCCAGAGTTTTCTTACTGGCTACAAAACTTTCAATACCGTCATCGGTATCACGAGTCAACTGCTTTTCCAGATCGCGTAAAGGCGCACCAGCCTTTTTGCCTACTGGCAACTTATCAGTATCTACCAGCCGCCAGCTGTAAATAGTCCGTCTCACCCCTCCTGCATCGTTATATCGGTACATATACATCCCATCGGATCGCTGGGATTCACCGACTTTGAGAAGCCGGCCTTTTGAGTCTCTTCTTTTCGAGGCCATTGCAAACTCCTTTCTGCCTGAAGAAGAAACTCGATGTGGTACTTGCATTATACCACACCGAGTATCCAATCTCAAGCGCAATCAAATCAGACTGATTCGGTCAATGTAGCTTTCAAATTTCTTGCGTTTTATCTGTGCTCTGGTATTATTCCAGAGGATGAAGTCAGCGTCGGGATTTTCGCTGATTAACTTCCGCAGCTTGTTTTCTCCCACTCTGAAATATGCTGCGGCCTCTTCTATGGAGAGCGTGTATCGCTCCCAGAATGGGATTTCAAGAGTCATGGGCACTCACCTCTTGTTTCGTTGATTTTGTTCGTTGTTATAGAAAATTAGCAGAACCGCCTTTTGTTGCGGTAGTCGGAATACTTTTTTGCGAAGCCTAATTCAAACTGTCGGATTGCGCCCTTGAACCAGAAGCACCTATACCACGGAAGCCCATCGGCCTCGTTATCTGAAAAGTCATAGTCAGCTGTGCCGTCTGACCACATAAAGTGCATCATTTGAAAGTGCTTGTTCTCTGTGATCCGTGGCTTGCAGAAGTAGATCTTTACCAGTGGATTATGGAACTTGGCTTTCAGCGCTTCTATGAAGCAGTTGGAGTGATACCACTCAGTTATGAATCTGTCTTTCATGGGCTGGATTCCTTTATTGTCACTCTGAGTTCCACGGTGCGTCCATCTTTCAGCGTCCATTCATAGCCACTCGAAGTAGCCTTGTGGCAATCAATGCCACCAAGAAGCTCTTGCACCATATAATCCCTAACAGCGCACAACGCTTCATCTGTACACTCTGTTTTGTTCTGCCACAAATTTTTGTTTCTGCTGTTCAGCGTACCTGCATAGATTGCAAATGCACCGCAGCCAACATGATATTCTGCCATAACATCACCACCTATTTTTATCTGCGATACCATTCAAGCTGCTTGTGATCAACCCTGGCTACATTTTCGGCATGGCAAAATAATACTACCGCCCTATCTTCGTCATCTCGGACATAAACGCATCTTGTTTTATGCCCATCAAGAGGAGAACGATAAAGTAGCAGTGCTCCAAAATACAGCCCTTGCAATATATTCGTCACCACCAAAATTCTATTTGCTATACACTGCTTCATAATGGAACCCGTATTGGATTGGTTAGTATTGATTCTGCCTCTTCACCTGGCGGAATTAACCTGGCACTTATAATCTTCATCCAGTCACCCATTACAGCTTTGAAATTCCGCTTGGCCTCGTTCATTGTTTTAGCCAGCCTGTAATAGGTGCATGGTGGAATTGTTTTTGCATAAGTAGCACAGATTTCAAAGAGGTAAAAACCATGAGCTGGGATACAACGAGCAATACTCATAATTCCTCTGTCGTCTGTCTTATAAATTACCTCACAATTTCCACAAAACACTTTTGCAGATTGCCCCAGAGGTAGCACAGTGGTTTCTGTTGTATTGTCAAGATAGTTTCTAAAATTCTTATAAGATTCAAAACTGAGCATACCTGCCATCAACTCCGCAAAAACTTTATTTTATTCCATGCCCATTGGCAAGAGCTGACTCTGCCATTTCTTTGCTGATAAAGAAGCAGTCTCCGATTGCGTCACCAACAAACTCATCAAAGTTTCCAGTTTCTTTGAAGTCTACCGAGAAGCTGTCAATGCGGCCATCTTTGAACTGAATGGAAAAGACTTCTCTTTCCTCAATCTCTCCAGATTCAAAGTCCACATACCATATTGCGTCGCCTTTTCTAATAGCCTTGGAGCAGTTTTCAAGGTTAGCTCTTTCTCTTAGCAGCGTCATAGCCATTTGCAATGCTTCTGTAATCAGAACTGCATGAGGATACTCATTCTTATAATGAATTTGGATGTGTTCTTCAATCCTGTTTGCTGCTTCTCTATAGGTCACAAAATCACCACCAAACTAATCTTTTATCTTGTCCTGTCACAATGTCAAGATATCAGGCATAACAGGTAATGCCACATTGCTTGAATAGTCCTTTTCCAATCTGCCCCAGTCCATTCAAATCCGTTTACAAACACTTTGCCATTGCTTTGTGATATATACCGATTAGAAGACTTGTTGGGCCACTTGACAAACTCTCCGTTGATGAAGAGTCTATTGTTGATAGTTCCTACTATTTGTTTCATAAAATTAACCTTTCATTGACATATGCGCATCATAACCTCTATTATATTTAATGGTAAGTATCCAATAAACCTTGTCTCCAAATTGCCCAATCTAATCTGTGGGGCGCACTTGACATAATGGTTTCCGTTTGCTTCCGCTGATGTAAAGTAATCATTCCATTCGTAAAGTGCTTTCTTAAAGTAAGTAAGCACTACGGCATCGACATTAGAATTATTGAGTTCATTCTGAAGCTGCCGTCCCATCTGTTGCAGTTCGGCAAAGGTAATTGCATTTTCTCCAGAACGAAGTTTTTTCATCAGGCCATATGCCATAAGGTATTCAGTTCCTATAAATGTTGTCATATAAAATCAGCCTTTCGTATAGGAGATTTCTAATCCATATCGGCTTTCAAGGTCGCTTACAATCGTCAAAAAGATTTCGAGGTCGTCCGCATCATCTTCCACTCTGATATCGGTCTCAATATCAAAAGAGGCAGACGCATGGTATTTTACATCTTTCACTCGATTGTCCTCGCTCATCTTGCGCCGAATCCAAGGCCGTTCCAGATTGGAACACACCCGTATTCCTCTTTGCCTGTGTTTTGGCACGCCGTATTTTGGCACAAGCAGCAAAGATTGCACGCCATAATGATGGAGTTTATAGTGCTGATAGCGGACTTGTGCTCACACCTATCGTACTCAGACTTCTGTAGGCAGTTCCCGTCCGCCTGGAACTTACAATTCTTGAAGCCGCATTGCGGCAGGTCAATCCTCATCGTTCATCCTCCTGTATGTATGTATGCTTGCCGCAACTACGTTGCGGCCAAATGCGACTCTGGAAGCTGCCTGGGCCTTCCTTATGATGCGAGACGCCCATGCTCTCGTGCGTCCAAGCGTCCGCCCGATTTCAGCCGCTGTGAATCCGTAAATGCTTAACTTAAAAACCTCAAGTTCTTGCTCAGAGAGACTTCCGCTCAGAAATGAAATATCATAATCCACAGCGCAATAGCCATTACTCTTATCTGGGACTTGGTGTGCGAGAGTGACGGCCCCTCCATCCTTATCGAAGTACAGCAGCTCGTCCAGCGAGGCAACATCTCCGAACCTCCACAGCCTCGCCCTGCTAATGATACATCTGACAGCGAATGTAGAGAGCTTGCTCTTCGAGCTATCGTAACTGAGACAGGCTTTCCATAGACCAATCCAGCCGACCTGGAATATATCCTCATCTTCACGGAGGCCGGGAAAGTATCTGTTGATGGCAAAACGCACCAGATTCTGGTTGTCAACAACTGCCTGCTCAATCTCTCGACTATTCATGTTTCCCTACCGCTCTCAGGAAATCCTCTCGGAGTATCTCGTAGGACTTATCGTTGTGAACATTCCCTGCCATATCCAATGCACGCCGGTGGCGGATTCCGACGATGCGGCCACCCAGCTTTTCGCACATTCGGTCATAGCTCCTCTCGATTGGGTTCCCGCAGATAACGTACCACTCAACTACCTCCATGCCAAATTTGAGGAAACAGTCCTCAATGACCTGGCGCAAAGCCCTGCCGAATGTCAGTTTGTCATCAGAGAAGTTGATGGCTCCGAACCACTGGGCAATCCGTAGCTCATTGTCTACAGAATAGCTGATGTATCCAATCAGTTCGTCCCTGTTGTTGAGAACCGCAAACGCCCGCTTCGGAT